CCGATTCTGCTGTCAATCCTACTGACGATTCCGATTGGGAATGTTATGATCGTGTAGATATTGCTAAGGCTTTTGACAAACAAGCTATGCCACAAATCTCATTCGAATCCATCCGAGAGCAATTTACCAAGTTTACTCCAACAATGAACGCCATTTCTGTTCGACTACCATCGCGTGTAGTAGAGAGTCCCGTGGTCCAGAAACTTTACATGTTTTATCATGCTAGAGAATTTTTGGAACTTGAACGGGAGTCTCGTAAGAATATGACTATGATGTTTATGTTTATGTGCCTAACTGGTTTACCTTTTGGATGTCTTTCTCTTTCCCTTATTGTCTTTGCCTTTCTTATGTGCGCTTTGATTCATTATAGCGTACTTACGAAGTGGAAGAGTGACATGTGTGAACAACTCGCTTCGCAGCGGGATGTGACTCACGATCTCTTCGCTTCTATTCGAAAGTGCAAGGCAGTTCAATTCTTCTCAATCTGTGTTGTTGCAAAAATTCTGTATTCCTTAGTCATTACGATGAGGACAGTTCATGAGCAACAGACAATTCTCGCACCTGAGACTGTTGAAGAGATTGAAAAACGAGACAAAGAAGTGAATCCTTGGGCGAATGCTGTTGCTGCCTCCCTGCACGTGACTCCTAAAAATGCTACTATGACAGAAGCACAGGTGGTTTCGCGTGTAACTAAGAATTTATTTCATGCCAAATTCGTTGAAAATGGCTTTCAACAATCTTGCGATATTCTAGCTGTAGGAGGTACAATGTATCTTATGCCGCTACATATATTTGAAAATCGTAAAGATATGAAAGTTCTCGTTACCAAGGGAGATCCCTCCAACCTGAACTCGACTTTCAGGGGCTTCGTTAGTGTCAAATCCATGATCCCAATTCCTGGAAAAGATGCTTGCTTAGTCTCTATTGAGTCGGGAGGTCCTCAGAAAGAAATCATTGACTTATTTCCTAATGAATGTACCGCGTCCGGTTCAGCACATTTGCTGTATCGTGATCAAACAGGAGAAGTGAGAGACGATGTTATTCGTGCTAATTACATCCGAAATTCTGAATCTGGAGGACCTGGATATCAATATAATGCACCTTACAATACCTTCACTGGTATGTGCATGGCTACTCTAGTAGGCGCATTTGCTCGTCCTACTATTATTGGTATTCACTTACGTGGCGTCACTGGAAATTCTAGTGGCAAAGCGTTGCACATTTCACGCCTTGAACTCAATGAGGCTGTCCATGCCGCTCACAAGGAGTGGAAGGGTACTTTCCCTTGCCACGTGAATGGCACTTTCCCAGTGACCAAATATGATAAGCAAGTTGTCATCAACCAAGATGTACATCCCAAATCACCACTTAACTATCTTCCTGTTGGAAGTAATGTAGAGTATGTGGGACAAAACAATCAACGTGCTACTCATACTAAGAGTTCTGTCATTCCTACCCCTATTTCTGATATTGTTGAAGAAGTAACTGGAGTACAGAACGATTTCGGACCACCGAAATTTCACTCTTGGAAAATGTGGCAAGAATCTCTAACGCACTCTGCCAATCCAAGTGCTGGTGTTGAACCATCTCTTGTTGATAGTGCTGTACAAGATTATTGCAATGGACTAATTGAAGTCCTTCTCAAGGATGAATTCAAAGCTATGGTATTCAGTGAATTGAAACCACTCGATGACATGCAAAGTTTATGTGGAATTGATGGTAAAAGATTTATTGATGCCATTCCTAAGAATACTTCCAAAGGCTTTCCTCTTTCTGGCCCTAAAAGCGATTGTATTCGCTTACTAGACCCTGAAGACTATCCCGACCATATGTGTCCCGCTGAATGCGATGAGGAAATTATGGAAGAGTTTAGGAAAATGGAAAAGCTGCTCGCTAGAGGCGAGCGTTGCTATGCTATTTTCAAAGCCTGTGTGAAGGATGAGCCTACCAAGAAAGGCAAGGAGAAAGTACGTGTGTTTCAAGCATGCGAATTCGCTTTCCAATTGCTAATCCGTAAATACTTCCTACCTATTGCTCGTATTATGTCAATGTTCCCATTGGTATCTGAGTGTGCAGTAGGAGTAAACGCTCAAGGTCCAGAATGGGACCAACTCGCCAAGCATATGTTGAAATTCGGTTCCGATCGAGTTTTTGCTGGAGATTACAGTAAGTATGATTTAAGGATGCCTGCATCATTAATTCTTGCTGCTTTCAAATGCATGATCAATATTGCTGAAGAGTGTGGAGATTACACTGCTCCTGAATTATTCGTTATGAAAGGTGTTGCCACAGAGATCGCGTTTGCGTGTGTCTCTTACAATGGTGATATTATCATTCATCGCGGATCTAATCCATCAGGACAAAATCTCACTGTGTACATTAACTGTATCGTCAATTCATTGCTAATGCGTTCTGCGTATTTCCATTTGTGGCCTGCCGAACTAGGCCCACCTGAACCTTTCCGTAGAAATGGCTCAATGATGACGTATGGAGATGATGTATCTGGTTCCGTCCGTAAGGGATTTGACTGGTTCAATCATATCTCTTTTGCTCAATTTCTGGCTGAACGTGACATGGTTTTCACTATGCCAGATAAAGAATCCGAACCAACACCTTATATGAATGACAGGGATGTCGACTTCTTGAAGCGCCACAACATTTACAATCCTGATACTGGATTGATCCATGGTGCTCTACAAGAGGCATCCATCTTCAAGTCACTTCACTCTGTTTTGAAGTCTAAGGTTGTTTCTCCCGAAGACCAGAGTGCCATGAACATTGATGGTGCTCTCAGAGAATGGTTTCAGCACGGACGCGATAAGTATGAATTGCGCCGTCAGCAGATGATTCAAGTTGCCGACAAAGCAAACCT